CGCCGAACAATATGCCAAAGCTCAAGCGGCAATAAGAGCGGCCAGTACAGAATCAAAGTTAATTGTTGAAAAATCATCAAATGAAAAAGTAAATTTTCAACTTAAAGAACAACAAATCGGAAGGGAAGAAGAAGAAGAAGCAAAACGAAAAGCCGAAGAAGCAAAACAACGCGCGGAACAAGCGAGACAAAAAGCGGAACAAAGAAAAAATGAAGAAATAAAAAGACGTCAAGATTTATTAAAAAATCTAAATGACAACATTAATCGTGAAATAGAAATTCGCGAAAATCTTGAAGATAGCAAAATTAAATTAATGGACGAAGGACTTGAAAAAGAAGTCGCAACCTTAAATGAAACTTATGGCGACTGGCGTCAAGAATTATTAAACAAATCAATTCAAAACGAAATTGAAGCTTTGGATCAAAAGTTTACAAAAGGCAAAATGAGCGAGATTGAATATCGCGCCGAATTGGAAAAAATAAATTTAAGCGCTGTTGAAAAATTATCGGAAAGCGAAAAGGAATTAATTACCGCAAAGGAATTAGAACTTCAAAAAGAAATTTTAAAACTTAAAAAAACCAAGGACGATGCGGAATTATTAGCAGCTGCGGAATTGGAAACCAAAAAATTGGAATTAAGAAAGCAATTTCAAACATTGGTAAACGATGAATTTGAAAATGAAAAAATGAATTTCATTGATTCTCAAAAAGAACAGTTAAAACAACTTGAAGAAGGTTTAAAAACCGAAGCGATTACCAAAGCGGAATATGACCAGGCGATTATTAAAATGGAAAAGGATAAAATCAAAACGCTTGAAGATATAAACAAAAAAGCTTTGGACGCCAAAAAACTTGCGGAACAAGCGCAACGCGAAGAAAATTTAAAAGGAGTTACGGAAGGACTTGCCAAAGCGCAACAAGTTTTGGATCAAGTTAAAATCGTAAATGATTTATTAAATGAAATCGGCGCGGCGCGAATCAACAAGATTACCAAAGAACGTGACGAAGATCTTGAAAGTATTGAAGCTCAAAAACAAGCGGAATTAAATGCCGAAGGATTGACCGCCGAACAAAAGACATCCATTGAAGAAAAGTTCGCAAAGCAAAAATATGCGGTTCAATTGGACGCGTTCAACAAAGAAGATAAAATCAACCGCGCAAAATTTAACCGAGACAAAGCGATAAAGCTTGCGCAAGTTGGAATGGACACGGCATCGGCAATCGTTAAAGGAATCGCACAATTCGGGCCGCCACCTTCGCCGGGTGGTATTGCTGCAATCGCATCGGCCGGAATTATCGGAGTGACGCAAGCGCTTGCAATTGCGAATCAAAAATACCAGGGCGGAACGGCGCCCACAATGCCGAGCGTTTCCGGTGGTGGTGGTGGTGGTGGTGGTGGATCAATGGCCGGAACAAGCGGTTCAAGTTTTACCGCATCAACATCGACAACATCGACGTCAACGAATGGACTTCTTCAAGATGCACAAACCGCATCGCAACCGGTTCAAGTTTTTGTTTTGGAAAATGATATTTCATCTACTCAAAACAAGGTGGCCGTTCAAGAACAAAAGTCAAGTTTTTGATCCAGTGACCGCCGGCGGAATTTATGAATTCATCGCTTGAAGAAAAACAACCGTAATCGCGAAGGAACAATTCGGCCTTCGCAATGTCGCCGGTTGGAAGCTTCAAGTTTGTTCCAGGTCGAATATTTTTTGGTTGATTGGCATTCAAATAAATTGACTTGATGAAATGGTTGTCATTTTGCCAATTAACTTTGTTGAATGTTTTGATTAATTTTTTCGCATCCATTAACACCGGCGAATGTGTTTCGAAGTTATAAATTGAATGACCAAAGTATTCCAAGAATTCAATCGAATTTTTGCAAGCGATTTGATAATGTCCCGGATGTTTTGGATTGATAATTAATTCACCGTTATAAATTGGAACATCGGCGCGAAGCTTCGGAGTGACAAAGAAGTCATCATTCATATAAATGAATTTTCCGCCGATTTCATTTGCAAAGGTTAAAATCTTGTTTGTCACATCGACACCGCGAATCTTTGAAAAGACCGGACAAGGAATATTTTGAACGCCTTCGATTTCGTCGCCAATTGTGAAAATCTTTGCCAGGGGAAAAGACATTCGAATCCAACGGATTGATTGAATCAATTCAAAATCGGATGTTCGTTTTTTATAAGGGAATACAAAAGTCATCGAACAAAATTACATAATATAATATGAACAAAGAAATTCCAACATACGAAATCTCGATTGACCTGAACGATCAAGAAACAACCGTTTCATTTAATTCACTTGTATCGATGCCGGCGCATGAAAAAAACTTCATGACATTTTCGAAACAAGTTAAATTTGAATTTAACGACGAAGAACAAGTTATCACCGGAATCGCTATTTCGGCCGATACGCCAATTTATAGATTCGACCAAGAAACCGGCGAAGAATATTATGTTGTTTTTACCAAGCAAGCAATTAAAGACATTATTTTTGATTATGCCAGGAAAGACAATTTCAACAACGTAAATTTGGAACACAATCCGAATCGAATCGTCAAATCAATCTTCATGATTCATTCATATCAAATCGACGCGGCAAAAGGATTCACCGCACCGGAAAGATTCAAGGACGCGAATGACGGATCTTGGATCGTATCTTATAAGGTGACCGACAAAGAATTGTTTGAAAAAGCAAAGAACGGCGAATTTAACGGATTCTCGATTGAAGGCGTTTTCAACTTGATTGACACAAAAGAAGAACAAGAAATGGCGCTAATTTTTACCGAATTATTAAAGTTAAAATTACAAATCGCGAACAATTAAACATAATATATATAAACACAAATAAACATGAACAAGAATTTTAAAAAAGTAATGGAGTTAATCAGCGAAATGAAACAATCATTCGCAAGCGCTTCGCAAAAATTCGAACAAGCTACTTTAATGGACGGAACAATCGTTGAATTCGAAATCTTTGAAGTTGGACAACCGCTTTTCGTTGTAACGGAAACGGAAACAATACCAGCACCGGAAGGAACACACGCTTTGAGCGGTGAACTTGAAGGCGTTTCGGTTGTTGTTGATGCCAATGGAATCATTGTTGAAATTATCGACGAGCGTGGAACTGAAGAAGTTGTTTCCGAAGAAGAAGTTGTTGCCGAAGAAATGTCAACCGAAAAGGTTGAATCAATAATCAATGCAAAATTAGAATCATTCGCATCAAGCATCGAAGCGGTTGCCGAAATGATGAAAGTTATTGCCGATTCAAACAACAATTTGTCGAATGAAATCGCGACTTTGAAAGGTGAATTCGAGACCTTCAAATCAGCACCGACAAATAACACAAATGAAGGCGAGAAATTCGCAAAAGTTGGCAACTTGACAGCTAAACAATTATGGTTGAAAAATAATAAAAATAAATAAAAATGTCACTAAAAAAATATTTAAAGACGTCGTTTGATTACGATGTTGTTGGACTTGCACCGTACACTGACGAGCAAAGAGAAGATTTAATCGTTCGTTCGGTTACCGAAGCGCAAACTTTACAATACATTGCGATTCAACAAGGAATCAAAGGAAGCGAAGAATTGAAATTAATGGACGATTCAATCGTTTATCAAACGGCTGATTGTTCAATGACACCAGACGGTGACACCGTGTTCACTGATCGTGCAATTTCAGTTGAAACAATCGGTTATATGAAAAGATTTTGTCAAAAGGATCTTGCTGGATTTTGGACGCAATTGGCGTTACAACCTGGAGCAATGGCCGAAGACAAAACACTTCCTTTCGAAGCGCAAATCACTGATTACCTTTTGAAGCTTCACGCTTTCGAATTGGACAAGTTGATTTGGAACGGTAATAAATTAACCGGAACTGGAAACCTTGCTTTTATGAACGGATTCCGTCAATTCTTAACGGTTGCTGGTGGTTGTGTTAACTTGAACACTTCATCAACGGCAGCAATAAATGTTGGTAACGCTTACGACGTATTTTATGAAGCATTCACCAACACACCAACAAACGTTGCGGAAGGCGAAGAATTCATTTGCATGACGGGACGTGAAAATTTCAACTTGTTATTAAAGAATTTAGTTGATTTAAATCTTTATCATTTTGCACCAGGGGAATTCGCAACAATGAACGAACTTTTATTACCAGGTTCAAACATGCGAGTTGTTAAAGTGAACGGATTAAACGGAACTGATAATATCTACACCGGAAAATCAAGTCACTTTGTTTTCGGAACTGATTTATCAAGTGACTTCGAATCTTACGATCTTTGGTATTCATTCGACGACGACGTGATTTATTTACGATCTAAATTTAGAGCTGGCGTTCAAGTACCTTTCTTGAATCAAATCGGAGTTTGGAACGGAACAAGTTCACCGAGCTAATTAAATAAATTATAAACAACGACGGCCGGGCAACCGGCCTTCATTAAAAAAATAGAAAAATGAGTTTATGTGATATGATCGCCGGTTATAATGACCGGACATGTACAAACGGAAAAGGCGGAATCAAGTCGGTTTTATTGTTTCCTTTGGGTGCGGTGACCGCTTCGACTGTTTTAGCAAATGAAGTAACGGCCTTGACTGTTTCCGGTGAAACATTCCTTTACAAGTTGAAAAGCAATTTGTCAAGTTACACCGCACCAATAAAAGTTGACAAGAACAACGGAACGCTTTGGTATGAACAATCTTTGTCAATGATCCTTGCATCCGATAATAAAGAATTAAGAAGTGAAATTCACTTGTTGGCACAAAACGAAGTTGTTTGTTTGGTTGAAAATGCTGACGGAACAATTGTTGCGCTTGGATTCGGCGAAGGACTTCAAATCGCGGATGCGAATGAATACACTTCCGGCGTTCTTAAAAGCGACCGACGTGGACATGTTGTTGTTCTTAATGGAATGGAAAACGACGAAGTGCCTGACGTTGCGCCAGCACTATATGCAACATTATTGTTACAACAATCACCGATTATTTAAGAAGTTTAGTTTGGTTAATTTAAGAAGGGAAGGAAAAAATTATTTCTTTCCCTTTTTTTTTGTAATTTTAGCACTATGAAAATAAAAAAGGAATTTATCGGATCAAAATGTTGGTCAAGTTTATTGTCAAGATGGTTTGTGATTGAAGAATCAAAAGGTGATTTATATTACAATCTTGGAATCTTTGACATTTACGAAATTGAAAAACCAAAACTAATAAAAAAAGAAAATGTTATTAATACAAAGAAACGGAACAACGCCATTAATAGTGACGGTGACGGAATTGACAACGATCCAGAATCCGGCGTATTTATTTGAGTTCATCCATGAACAAAGCTTCAAGGAATATCGATGCGTATTGAATAATATTTCAACCGCAACGCCGCGCTTTGACGAGTTTATTTTGGTTGACGGGGTTGATGTAAATTTCGATTATAACGGTTACTATATTTATAACATTTACGAACAACAATCGCCGGGAAACCTTGATCCGAATAATACCGTGTCAATGGTTGAAACCGGACGCGCCGAAGTCATCGAACTTGATTCGCCGGCTAATGAATACGATTCACCGATTTACTTTAATATATATGAACAATAAAATTAAAATGACTTCGCTTTCCTTCCGGAAAGAATTCGTTAAACCGGACGAAGAAAAAGATCGTTCACTTGGATTCATCAAGTGGGGAAAGAAAAACGATTATCCGTATTTTTTAATCGACCTTTTCAACGGATCGGCCTGGCATCAAGGAATTGTAAAGACGAAAACTTTCTACATTGCCGGTGGTGGCCTTGAAGTTGTGACCGGTGACATGCAAGCTTTCATCGACAACCAGTATTCGGACTTCAATATGAACGAAATTTCCGAACAAATGGCTTTTGACTTCGAACTTTTCGGCGCTTTTGCCGTTAAAGGTACTTGGAATCGCGAAGGATCACGCGTTGCAAAGTGGGAATACTTGGACGTTGATGCAATAAGAATGACCGAAGACGAAAGATTTTATTACTTGTCGGACGATTGGACGGCAATGAATCAAAGCGCTGAAAAAACAAACCTTCGAATGTTTCCGGCACTGGATGAAAATAACCGAACCGGACAATTCGTAATATATTACAAAGAACCGGCAAAGAAATCAAGAAAAGAAAAAGGAATTTATCCGAAACCAACATACAACGGCGGATTGACGGCGATTCAAACGGATTGCGACATCGCAAAGTTCCACATGTACGAGCTTCAAAACGGATTCAAGTCCGGGACGCTGATCAACATGCCGTCCGGATTCCCGGAATCAACCGAAGAATTAAATCGAATAACCGAATCAATCAAAGGACGAACGCAATCGGTTGAAGATGCTGGCGAAATTATTATCACGTTTTCGGACGGCGCTGATTTAGCGCCAACGGTTCAACAATTAAACGGAAACGACCTTGACAAGCGTTATGAAGTGACAATGCAATCCGTTCAACAAAACATCTTGGTTGCGCATTCAGTGACCGCGCCGACATTGTTTGGAGTTATGCAACAAGGATCTTTCAACGCGGCCGAATCCGGCGATTTATTCGAAATATTTAAAACAACATACGTTTCGACAAGACAAAAACGGATTGAATGGATGTTGAATTACATGGCGGAACTTGGTGGCTATATTGGAACTGTTAAATTGGTTGATGTATTGCCGTTAACTTTGGACAATGGAACGACCATTGAACCGGTTGTTGCGGTCAATCCGGCAAATGTATCGGTTGCGCCGGTTGATGCTGCGGTTGATGTTGCGAAATCGGCATTGAATGGATCACAAATCGCAAGTTTGATTGAAGTTGCTGCGCAAATTAAGGCCGGAATTTTGACTCAAGATTCCGCATTAAATATAATTTTATCTTCGTTCCCGTCAATCGATGAAAGACAAGCGCGAAAAATTGTCGGACTTCCGGCAACCGCTTTTTCAATGTGCAAAAATGACGATGAAATTTCAATCTTTCAAGAATTCGGAGAAAGTCAAGACGATTACATAGTTTTGGGAAACATTCCAATTGAATGGAACACACCGAACCAAGAAATCATGAAAAGACATGATCAATTGTTTGAAAAAATTGGTGAAATAACCTTGACGCCTGGCGGTTCGGGAAAGTAACTGGGGACGGCGAATCCCCGAAATTCGAAATTCGCTATTCATATCGAACGAGACCGGATGTTCCCGATCCGATTACGCAATCGCGCGCGTTTTGTGAAAAGTTAATTGACTTAAATCGAACGTACACACGCGAAGACATCAACGCAATTTCAACGCGAGTTGATCGCGATGTTTGGAAATATAAGGGCGGTTGGTATACGAATCCGGACACCGGAAAAACAACGCCTTATTGTCGCCATGAGTGGGTTCAACAAATTACAATCAAAAGACCGGCCGTCGGAATTACCGCGCCTGAACAACCATTGGTTGAACAACCATTGATTGAAGTTGGTGAAATAAAAATAAACACAATCAAAGAAGGTCGCGAATTTGCGAAAAAAGTAATTGAAGAAACACTTGGAGTTAAAGTTTCAAGACTTACAATTGCAAGGGACATGACACCAGCACGAATTCAAAAATATATGGAATCGGTTGCTAAAATAAAAAATGAATATAAGTTTGACCAAGAAGTTGCCGATGAAATTAAACTGGTATTAAATTCAACGGCTACAAGTTATGGATTTGTTCGTTCCGGATGGAGGTCAATGGCAAAAGGTGGCGGAACTGAAATAATTGAAATAAATCTTGGTAACTCAACCGATTCATTTAGAAATAGAAATCCAAAAATTAGAGTTCAAGAAATAAATGGTCGAATTATAAGCGCTGGAAAATCATCCGTTGATGAAAAGAACATTGAACTTGCAACCGCCGTTCATGAAATGGGACACGTTATGGCTTTAGATCGTTCAAGAACAGCGAATGTTCAAGATTATTTTAATAAATTAAAAGCCATTAGAACGGAATATCTTAAAGAAATTAATATTTTAGCAAAAGATAAAAACATAACTGAATTAAATAAAGTGTATCTTGGCACTTATGCAAATAAAAACATTAATGAATTTCACGCTGAATGTTGGACGGAATATAGATTGAATTCTAATCCGTCAAAATATGCTACCTTAGCCGGAAACTTAATGGATAAATATTTTAAAAAATAAAAAAAATGACCGAAACAATTGATTTGATATGCAATCGATGCAAACATACGAATCCATTTCGCATTGGATGTGACGCCTTTCCCGAAGGAATTCCGGATGAAATACTTTTGACAAACGAACATTCAATACCATTACCAGAACAAAAAAATAATATTGTTTTTGAACCAATAATTGAAGAAAAATTATGAATTACCTTTTATCCGTTGAAAATTTAAAAAAGCTTGGATTGATCCATTCGAACACCGACACCAAAATTCTCGCGGTGGCGATTAAACGAAGTCAAGACATCCAGTTGCAACCGGCATTATCAACGCCGTTATTCAAGGCGCTATTATTGCGCGTTCAAAACAATACTTGGACGCAAAATTATCTTGATTTGATGAATGATTATGTTGTTCCTTGTTTGGTGGCATTCGTTGACTACCGTTGCGCGTTACTATTGAACGAAAAATTGACAAACAAATCGGTTGGTCGCATCCAGGATGAAAACATTCAACCGAATTCGGACGCCGAAACAAGCGCTTTGCGCGACCAATTAAGAAAAGACGCGTATTTCTATAAGGAAAGATTAATCGTTCATCTAATGGCTGATAATGGCGTCAAATATCCGGAATATATTGAAACGAATTCAAGTCCGGGACATTGTTCCGAAGACATGCGAAAAGATCGAAGCGGTTACACGCCAATAAATTTTATTATATGAAGTTCAAAGCATCGAAGGAACAAATCGAAAAGCTAAAAAAATATTTAAAAAATGGAAAAAACAATAAATCAATTAAAAAGGGAATTTCAAATAATTGCGACCGAACACCGGCAAATTAATGATTTCTTTTTTGGCGATTTTATCGATGCCGTTTCACGCGACGCCGTTCAATATCCGATTATGATTGTTACTTTGCAACCTGGAACGATTGGTGATAATTTTGTCGGAGTGAATTGCATTATTTCAATCGCTGATAAATATAATCTTCAAGAATATCGTCAAATCGATGAAATTCATTCCGATTGTTTATCCATTTGCAAAGATATTCACGTCACTTTCAAACAATGGCGCTTTGAAGAATTCTTGGATATTCAAGGAACGATTTCGACAACGCCATTTATTAACCGTTCACACGACGTGACCGCCGGTTGGACGATGAACATGGCCTTGAATATATACGATTACGAAAATTGGTGCGAAATTCCATACGACAATTACGATTTTGAGAACAATTAAACATAATATATAGATGAACAAGCATTTGAGGTCATTGTCGGTAATGTTTTTTATTGCAGCTTATGGAACGGCAATCGCAATGTATTTCGAAGAACCTTTGTTCTTGAAGCTTGGAGGCGTTGCGCTTGGAATATTTTTAACATTCCAGGTGATTGAAAAATTTGAAAACAAATGAAAATACAATTATTTATTTTATTGGCAAACATCCGTTTATCATTGCCAAAATTATTGGCGGTTGTTGGTTCGTTTTTTTTACCGATTTCAGGCATTTTGTTCCTGGTTGGATTCGCGATATTTGTCGACACCTTGACCGGACTTTGGAAAGCTAAAAAATTAAAGATTTCGATCACATCGCGTAAACTTTCCGCCATTGTTTCAAAAATGTTTTTATATGAATTGGCGGTCATTGGATTTTATTTGATTGATTTTTGGATCTTAAATGATATTATCATGAAATTCTTTTCCGTTCCTTTAATGTTGACAAAGATCCTGGCATTGATATTAATCAGTATCGAAACGATGTCCATTAATGAGAACTATATCGCAATTCGGGGCATTTCGATTTTTCAAGCAATGAAGTCACTATTCGCCAGGGCAAAAGAAATAAAAAACGACATAAATGGAATTAGATCAAACCAAGATAGTTCAACACCGTCTATCTAACGACCAATTTTTTCAAGACGTTCACGAAAAGAAACAAATTTATTTGCATCACACGGCCGGCGGTGGCAATCCGGTAGCGGTTGCGAATTACTTCCAACAAAAAGAAGGAAAGGTCGCGACGGCTTTTGTGATTGGTGAAAAAGGAACAATCGTTCAATTATTCAGCTCGAAGCATTGGGCATACCACCTTGGATTGAAACCGGAAGTTTTCGCCGAAATGGGCGTGACGTATCGAAGTCTTGACAAGATATCAATCGGAATTGAAATATGTAATTACGGGCCGCTAAAAAAGCAAAACGGATATTTTGTGAATTATGTTGGTGGCAAAGTTGACCGTTCGCAAGTAACGGAATTGAATGGCAAATATAAAGGCCACATTTTTTGGCAAAAATATACCGATGAACAAATCGAATCAACGCGTCAATTATTAGTTTACCTTTGCGATACTTACGGAATAAGCAAAGAATACAATGATTCAATATTTGACATCGACAAGCGCGCTTTGAAAAGTGAAAACGGAATCTTTACTCACAATTCAGTTCGTCACGACAAGTCCGACATTTATCCATGTCCAAGAATGATTGAAATGCTGAAAAACTTATGAAAAAATTAATCGCATTTTTAAGCGTTTTGACGATGTTTGGTTGTTCATCCGAACGAATGGCACAATATCATTATAAAAAGGCCTTAAAACACGGCTTAAAGCTTGTCCAAGATAGCGACACGATAAGAATTGCAACCGTTGATTCGGTCGCGTATTATATAAATGATACGATTCGATTCGAAAAAGTAATTCGTTACCGCGATTCGGTCATTTTTTTTAGAAACGTTTATGTTCCGAAAACGAAATGGCAAACGAGAATTGAATATCGCTACAAAACGCAATTGGTCAAACAAGATGTCTTGAAATATAAGTACATTTACAAAGATTCAAAAGAAAAAAGAAAAGAAGTTCAACAAACAAAACGCAAAACGAATTGGAATCTTTTTCTTTGGGGGTTCGTTTCGGGAGCTGGTTTATTTTTTCTTTTGCGCTTACTTGATAAACTAAGACGAATAATTTGATAAACAATTTTCGACCAAGACTAAGCGCCGACGAGGCCGAAGTTTTACATAAATACCGAGCGATTAAAAGAACCGCCAACGAAATGGACATGGATGACAAAAACGTCAAACATGGTTGGATAAAAAATAAAACCGCATCGCTATTCTTTAAGAATCCGAACTTTAAGACCGAAGATCAACAAGGATTCGAAGCGATGAAACAAGATATTATTGATTCGATTTCAAACCACATTCCGAAATACATTCCAATTAAACGCGAAGAAATGATTGAAGGTCATCTTTTGGTTGTTGATCCGGCCGATATTCATATCGGAAAGTTGGTCGAAGCTTTCGAAACCGGCGAAGATTACAATTGCCAGGTTGCCGTCAAACGAGTTCGCGAAGGCGTGAAAGGAATAATCAACAAGGCCAAAGGATTCAACATCGACAAGATTCTTTTTATTGGTGGCAATGACATCCTTCATGTTGACACGCCGAATCGAACCACAACCGGCGGAACACCCCAGGATACCGACGGCAATTGGTATTCTAATTTTTTAACCGCTAAAAAGCTATATGTTGAAATTTTAGAAATGCTTTTGCCGATTGCTGATGTTCATTTTACCTTCAATCCTTCGAATCATGATTACATGTCCGGGTTCTTTTTAGCCGATGTCATCCAGACTTGGTTCAAGGATTCAAAGAACATTACTTTCGATTGTTCGATTGCGCATCGCAAAGGATTCCTTTACGGAAAGAACTTGATCGGAACGACACACGGCGACGGAGCAAAGCAACAAGACCTTCCATTGTTAATGGCTGCCGAATTTCCGATTGAATGGTCACAATCAAAGCATCGATATATTTATACTCACCATGTTCACCACAAATCGTCGAAAGATCACATTGGGATCACCGTTGAATCATTGCGCTCGCCTTCGGGTTCGGATTCCTGGCATCACAAAAAAGGTTATTTATCAATCAAGGCGGTCGAAGGATTTTTGCATCACAAAGAATTCGGCCAGGTGGCACGATTGACGCACATTTTTTGACTTAGTTTTTAGCGCAATAAACTTGACTAATTCTACAAAGATTTGTGACACAAATTAACGGTAAAAGCAAATAACTACCGAGTATATGCACCTTCTTATTTTACTTTGTTGGTTATAACTAACATAATAGCTAAAATAATGGCATAATGTCTAATATAACTAACATAATAGCTATTTTTTGTAAAGTATATTTAAGGTTATGGCCTTATTTCTCATGTATAAATTAAGGGTATTCCTTTACATTGTTATTTAGAATCATTCCAAATTGTGTATTATTTAAAATAAATGTTAATATTTATTTGCACATCTAAAATTAACACCTTAGTTTTGCTTCACTAATCAATTAAACAAAACAACATGAAAGACTTCATCGCAACGCTTGACTTTTTAGAAAAGCAACAAAAGGAAAATTCCTTGACTACTCACCAATTACATTTAATTATTCAAACAATGGCGACATTTATCCATGACGAAAACTTGAAAGAAATCGAAACCGCGTTCAACCTTTTTAAAAACTAAATTATGAAAACTAAACTAAACAATCTAATCTATTATTTCACACCGTTAACCGATGAACATAAAGACATTTTAAACACGTCAATTGTCTTCGTTTTGTTTTGGGTGGCCGTTTATACATTTTGCTATTTAACTAATCTTTAAAACGAAGAAAATGAATATTGAAGATATTGAATTTATCGACCGAAACAACGTTTGTATTTATTACGAAATTGACAACATCGAATTTCACTTAAATTTCACCTGGGAATTCGTTCATTATAATGAAGACGAATACGAAGCAAAAATTGACGTTTACGCCGAAAATTGTGAACAATATATCAACGGCGTTTGTCATCCATACTTTCCGAGCAGCGAAGAAATGCGCGAAGTGAAATCCGCAATTGAAGACATTGTTCTTCAAGATTTGATTTATTATGGAATTGATGAATGGTTGGAAAGTAAAGAACTTGACGACGATTATTTTAATGAAAACTAAAAACTAAACAAATGAAAAAACCAATTAAACAACAAGAAAACGAATTCACACCAATCCGGCCGAATGTCATGGCTTGCGTTCGGTGGTGGCGGAATCAATCAGTAAAAGAAGACAAAGGCGGAAGCTTTAATATACAATTATACCTTGACTATTTAAACGAACAAGATTTTAATCAACATAAAACTTTTGAAAATGAACGATAAAAAAACGGCGGTTGAATGGTTATCCGAAAATTTAGTAAATGAAATGAATTTTGATTATTGGAGTGCAATTGAAAAAGCATTACAAATGGAAAAGCAACAAATTATTGATGCTTATAGAGACGGCCGAAGCGACCAACAATCGGAAAGACAAAGTAAATTTTACAATAGAATGTCGGAACAATACTACAACGAAACATTTAAAAAGAACCAACATGAACCAATTTAGAATGATGCGAATAATCAAGTTAATGCAATTTCTTCAAGTCAAACCACGACCAATTAAATCAATGGCGCGCTATCTTGGAATTAGTGACCGTTCCGTTTATCGTTACTTAAAAATGTACGAAAAAATCGGTTACGAAGTAAAAAAAGACATTCATAATAAATATTATATCAATGAAACGATTTAAAGTCACTTATAATTATTTCGAAGGCGGAAACAAACGGATTGCGATTCGCATCCTGGAAGCTTACGACCGAGACCATGCAATCAATTTAATGGCCATGTGGCCAAAACTAATTTTAAAAGTAGAAACATTATGATTGAAAGAATTAAACAAATTATTGAAGATGAACAATTGAAAAAAAATTGTAATCGACCGGAAAAAGTTTATCGAAGGTGGTTTTTTTATTGCTATTTAAGAAAACAAAAATATTTTTTGCGTGAAATTTCTGAAATTTTTTGCAAGCATCACGCCACAATTATTCACGGAATCAAACAAGCGGAAATTTTTGAAAGTCAAAATGATGAATTTTATTTGTTGCATACGAAAGATTTATTCCAGGAGTTCAATGACAAAACTTTGTTTTTTGATAAACGAAATTTGATTGAAGATGTTCAAAACGCAAAGAATTTTCAAGATTTATGCAAAATTAAACGCCGAATTAGTCAAAACATTTATCAGCGTGACGATGCGTGACGATACCAAGACCGATTGTCACGGGTTGAAAGTCAACGCCAGTCACAAAACAAGGTCAAAGCGTGACGGTGACGATAGCAAAACAATGAGAGATTCTATTAAAATTGAAAAAGTGGTTTTTTATCTCAATTTTTTTGAAATTTATCGTCACATCGTCACGCTCGGTCGGAAAGTCAATGTGAGGTTGATTATTAGCCGTGACGATAAACGTGACGATACAAGATTTATCGTCGCGAAACAAACATTATCGTCACGTTTTGAACATATTTGCAAATTATTGAAAATTTATATTACCTTTACAAAGTTAGATGCAGCAAACAAAATTTTTAAGGCCATTAACCGAGTACCGACTGCATCCGGGAAAGGTTCTTGGCTTTTTTTAATGACTAAACATGAACATTCCAAAACTTTCCGTCTTTAAAAGTTTATTTAATTCCAAGGAAACGCCATATACTTTGACGATTCTTGATGTTTACGAACGAATAAAAAACGGATATTCCGATCTTAATAAAAAGATTGAACGACTTCGCGCAATGGATGAAAATTCCGAAGAACATCGCGCCTTGAAAAATTCACTATTGGCCATTATGTTCAACGGAACATTCAACGAACGAAATGACAACGGCCTTGTCGAACATTCCGGCCTTTGTGTTTTGGACTTCGACGATTATCCGGATGCCGTCACAATGAAAAACGAACGGGAACGGTTGATGAATTGTCCGTTTGTTTATTTGGTATTCACTTCGCCAGGTGGCAAAGGATTGAAAGTCGTTATTAAGATTCCGAAATCGACCAAAGATGAACATAAAAGAAGATTCCAATCGTTCGAAAAGTTCATTCAAAGTGATTATTTTGATAAGACGTCTTGTAATGTTTCAAGGGTATGTTTTGAATCATTTGATCCTGAAGCTTACATCAATGAATTTTGTCAAGAATTCACCGACATCGAACAAGAAAAAGGATTCGACTTTACTGAAAAAGCGCCAACATGTATATTGACCGATGAAGACAAAATAATTGACCGAATCATGAAATTCGATTTCGGTTGTTCATTTATTGAAGGATCAAGAAACGCTTATATTTTTAAGGTGGCTGCATGCTTTTGTGAATACAATATTTCAAAAGATACGGCCGAATATTATTTGAAGGCCAATTTTATTTCGGAATCATTTACTTTGTCCGAATTGGTATTGACAATAAAAAGCGCGTATAAAAAAGCATCGCCAGGAATCAAATATTTTGAGAATGTCGATTTGGTTCAAAAGGTTAAACTAAAATTGAAACAAGGCGTAAATTTGCGCGATATTAAAAAGCAATTAAACGTTGACGAAGATGTCATCGACGATATCAAAACGGATCTTTCAACTTCCGAAGATATCTTTTGGATAATTGAACAAAAAAAGACCGGCGAATCAATAACAATTGAACCGTTGAAATATGCTGAATTTTTGGTCAAGAATGGATTCAATAAGTATTATCCGGAAAATGCTGAAAAACCGACATTTGTCCGAGTTCAAGAAAATAAAGTTCGTCTTTCATCGGCCGATCAAATAAAAGACTTCGTTCTTCAATTCTTGATGTCACGCGGTGAAATTAAAGTTTGGAATTATTGTTCGAAATCAGTTTACTTATTCAATGAAAATCATTTAAACATGATTGATTCGATTGGATTGAAGATGCTGCAAGACACGAAAGATGTTTCATTGATTCCGTTTCGTAATGGCGTCGCAAAGGTGACCAAGAATTCCGTCGTTCTTCAATCGTATATTGATGTCGAAGGATATATTTGGGAAAATCAAATCTTAGACCGTGATTTTATTCCAGTTGATGAATTCAATAATGACTTTCAAGATTTGATTTCAAAAGTATCGGCCGAAAATCCGGAACGAATTACGGCGCTTGAATCAACGCTTGGATATTTATTGCACACGTTCAAAGATAAGACCGATCAAAAGGCAATCATTTTCAATGACCAAGAAATTGACGACAACGCAAATGGTGGTTCTGGCAAGTCTTTAATGTTGACGGCATTGTCTTATATTCGAAAGATTGTAAAGATTGACGGCAAAGCTTTCAATTCGAAAGGTGACTTCGTTTATCAGCGCGTTAATTTAGATACTCAAGTTTTGGCATTCGACGACGTTAAAAAGAACTTTGACTTTGAACAATTGTTTTCGTTAATATCCGAAGGAATAACCGTCAACCGAAAAAACAAGGATGAAATATTTATTCCATTTGAAAGGTCACCGAAAATAATTATAACAACAAATTATGTTATTGCCGGCGCTGGATCAAGTCACGACCGAAGAAGGCACGAATTGGAATTCTTTCAATACTTTAATGCGAAAAAATCACCGCTTGAATTATACGGCCGATTATTATTCGATTCTTGGTCGGTTGAAGATTGGTCAAGGTTCGACAATTACATGATCCGGAATCTTCAAATGTTCTTGAAGTATGGATTGAAACAATCGATTTCAATTAACGCCGATTCGAAACGATTTATCCAGGCGACAAGCAAAGATTTCTTTGACTTTGTAAACGACGGCCACATCGAATCCAACATTCGCCATTACAACAACGCGTCAATCCAATTGTTCCAACAAGAAACAAACGGTTGGAAAGAACTTGAATCGCGAAGATATTTGAAATGGATTTCGGAATACGCGAAATATAAGAACTTAGATTTAAGAAAAGAACGCGATCACGGCGGACGGTTCTTTGAATTAATTGATGAAGATTCGGTCACAAATCAAGGCGATATTTGGGACGAAATTAATAAACAAGTAAACTAAACAAAAATGATAAAAATTAAAATTACAGAATCACAAATCAAACGAGCAAAGAAATTGTATTCGTTTAACGAATTGAAAAATTCAATCAAGAACGGCGAAGGGAATTTGACCGGCGCGGTTGGTGAAATTGTCGCTTTCGATTATTACCAGGAACAAGGAAAACTTGTCATTCATTCAGGCGATTTCAATTTTGACTTGTTGATTGACGGATCAAAGATTGAAGTTAAGACAATGGAATGTAATTCACCACCAAGGGACGAATATGAATGCAACGTTTCATTATTCAATGCGGAACAAGAATGCGATTATTATTTGTTTGTTGATGTCGATTCAAGTCATTCAACGGCATTTATAAAAGGTTATGTTTCAAAGGAACGATTTAAAAAGATTCGCCAATTAAGATTGAAAGGCGAAAAGAATGGAAGCTTCGAGTATAAATGTGACACTTTTGTTGTCTTAAATAGTCAATTATCATGAACAAAGAATCCAAAACAAGATTGAAGGAACTTGAATTCAAATATCTTTCATATCGATATCCGAGCGCACCAGGTCACACGATACCGTTCACCGTTTACAACGACAAGACCGCAAACGGATTGACAAAATGTATCGTTGATTTTTTAAATTATTCCGACTTTCAAGCGGAACGAATTAATACAATGGGCGTGTTTCGAAGGTCACGACGAACCGACGGAACAATGACCGAAGGGCAATGGACGAAAGGAACGGGAACACCAGGGAGCGCCGATATTTCGGCGACGATTTATGGACGTTCGGTCAAGATTGAAGTCAAGATTGGAAAGGATCGCCAGTCCGAAGCGCAAAAGAATTACCAAGCAATGATTGAACGATCCGGCGGAACTTATACAATCGCCAAAGATTTTGATTCGTTTCTTGAATGGTTTGACAAATTTTGTCTTGACATATCGATAAAAGATAAGTGGTAAAAATTGCCACATGTCTTGACAAGAAATGATAAATTTTGCGCAAAGTATGAAAATTAAGTAATAATCACCACAATTAATTAAAATTATGAAAGCAACAATCGAATACAATTTACCGGACGATCAATTCGAATTTGACAACGCCGTCAAGTCGAATAAAATGTGGCACGCTTTGACCGAAATCAAAGATGAACTTCGAAGAATTTGGAAATACGAAGATCTTAAAGAAAATCAATTCGAAATGGTTGAAAGGATTCGCGAAAAGTTTTTTGAAATATTACAAGAAAATGAAATAAATCTTGATTAAAAATTGTATTAATGAAATAATTGACTATCTTTGATAAAATTAAACTAAACAAATTATTATGGATGCAAAACAACCGGCGGTCAAAACACCGTCAAAACCAATCAAACCGATTGGAATTTATGCGCGATTACATTGCGCGAAACAATCAATTGGAAAGGTCGCAAAGAACGCGACGAATCCACATTTTAAAAAGAATTATTCCGATATCAATGCTTTGCTTGAAACGGTTGAACCAGTTCTTTGGGAAAATGGCCTTGTCTTATTACAACCAATTAAGGACGATGTTGTCATGACACAAATCGTTGACATCGAAACCGGTGAAATGATTGAATCTTGGATGAGGTTGCCAATGATTACCGATCCGCAAAAGATACTTTCCGCAATCACTTATTTTCGTCGTGGAACGCTTCAATCAATGCTTGCCTTGCAATCTATTGACGACGACGGACAAACGGCATCAGCAGCGCCAAAAAACAAACCAGCGATTACAACGGAACGATTTGAAAAAGCTTTGCTTGCAATATCTAAAAAAGAATTCACCGTTGAACAATTAAAGTCAACTTATTCATTGACGGATGTTCAATTAAAAGCGATTGAATTATGAAATGGCATCCTTCGTCATTGGGAAAACTAATGACAACGCCAAAATCAAAAGGCGAGAATTTAAGTCAAGGCGCGAAGACGTATATTCGCCAGGTGGCAAAGCAACATTTTTTCAATTACCGGATTGAACTTGACAACAAGTATATCAACAAGGGAAATGATCAAGAACAAGATTCAATCGACTTATTGAATGCCGTTCGGTTCACTAACTATAAAAAGAACGATGTTCGACTTGAAGACGAATACATGACCGGCGAATGCGATATATTGGCCGATGACCGAGTAATCGATATCAAGACATCTTGGAATTTGGAAACGTGGCCGGCAACATCAAGCGAAGCTCATGACAACGATTATGAATGGCAAGGTCGCGCATATCTAATGTTATACGATCGCGAGATCTTCGAACTTGTTTTTTGTATGGTAACGACCAAAGATGAATTCTTGAACCAGTGGGAACAAATCGACATTCATCGCGTTGATCACATTGCACCTGAAAAGCGAATCACTTCGGTAATTTATGAACGTGACTTGGATAAAGAAATATTGATTCGTGAAAAATTAATCTTCGCTAATGAATATTATTCGCAATATATTAATGAATTAAATTCGAAATAATGGCAGCAAAAGAAAAGGCAAAAGAATTGTATTTAAAAATGTTGCATTGGCAAGTTGAAATGAATACATGTATTGAAAACGATATCATTTCAACATCGGCTCAAGAATGCGCGTTGATTGCAATAAATGAAATGATTGACATGCGCAATGGACTTTATCTAAATGAAGGCAGCATCGTTCATCAATATCTTTTGGATGTTAAACAAGAAATACTAAAACTATGACACTAATTATCTTAACAATTTTAATGATTCCGGCAATGGTTGTCGGATGGCTCGCATTCGGCTATTGGATGTATGAATATTATAAAAACAAAAAACAATGAATTACACTATTGAAGGAAAAATTGTGGTTGTCACCGAGACAACACAAATCACCGAGAAGTTCGCAAAGCGCGAAATCGTAATCGAAACCGATGACAAATATCCACAACAAGTCATGCTTGAATTTAGCCAGGACAAATGTCAATTGCTTGATGAATGCAAAGTTGGTGACCAGGTTCAAATCGGATTCAACATTCGTGGCCGGGAATGGAATGGAAAGTATTTCACACGCCTGGAAGGTTGGAACATAAAGATTGACATTTCAAACGAAACTAAAAACGATATTTTAAATGAAATCAATGACGATCTACCTTTCTAATAATGAAACCTTAATGGATTTCATGATGAAGATGACAAAGGACAAAATATCCAAGCGATATAAAATGAAACATTTGGCCGAAGACATTGGCGTTTCTTATGCAATGCTTCATCGATTTCTAAATAATAAACCAGTCGGACAAATCTTTTTTGTTAAATGGTTCGATTTTTTTATAATTTAGCAGAATGTTTTGGGAAAAGGACGCGTACTTAATTGCAAAGAAATTGACTAATAATCACGAATTGCATCGCGACCTTGTTTCTCATGTGTTCATCTTATTGCACAAATATGAACTTGAAGCGAATGTCTTACCAAAGATGTTCGCTCGGTTCGCTTGGAATCAATGGAACTGGAAAGAATCGGCATTCAATAAAGAAATGCGCTTTCCTTCAAATGAACTGTTCGAAATCGAACAAGACGAATCCGAAGATGTTCCGAACAAATATCAAAATTTAATTAATAGCTTTTTATCAACCAGGCCAAAAGACGATCAAGAATTGTTCATCAAAGAAGTTACGAAAATGCACCTTTACGGAATGACATATCGTGAAATTCGCGACAATACCGGAATTTGCTTGGACACAATTCACAAAACAATTAAAAAATTTAAATATGATTTATATAATTATAGCGGTGGCGATTGCGAGGGCGTTGACATCTTTTGATTTACCGCAATTCAAACCGTTCAATTGTTTGTCTTGTCTTTCGTTTTGGACGGCGGTTGCAATTTATTCATTCGTTGATTATCGAATGATTCCATTGGCGTTCGTTTCTTATTTATTATCCGATTTAATTTTGATTTATGAAAGTAAGTGACGGCCTTCTTTACCAGGCGAATCAATTTTCAAAAACGCGTTCATTCAGCTTGAACAATACAATGAAGGATGAACTTGGAAAAATATATCATGAGCTTGGTCATGGCGTATTGAATAAGCAATGCGCAACTTGCGTTCGGATTGCAATGGATCGTTTGAATTATGAATTGATGCGCGGTGACCTTCCGAAGCTTATTCAAAAGACGGATGTCAAACCAACGCTTCATTTCATCGGCGTCAAACAAAAGACATTCAACGAGCTTCGAAGCGAAGCGAAGGAAAAAGGATTCAAGGCGACAAGGACAACGACACGCGAAGACATCGAAACATTCTTGAACAATGATTGAAGCAACAATTGCAATGCCGGTATACAAGGCCGACAAGATTGCTTTCCTGGCAATGGAATCATTATGCAATCAAAAGACATCAATCAACTGGGAATTGATTGTCGCCGAAGAAATACATTCGCAACAACTGGGAATCGATTTCATTGAACAATATGCGGAACGCCTGAAGGATGCCGGTTGCGAATCAATCAAGTATCTTGAATATAAAGAATGGATTTCATTACCAAAAAAATGGAAAGACATCGGACAACACGCCGATCCGAATTCAAAGGTTTTCCTTTTGCAAGCGGTTGATTGTTATTCGGCGGCGGATCGAATCGAAGAAGCTTTCGATTGCATCGTCAATCGCAATTTTGATTGGGTTGATTACGAGAACGGATTCTTTTATAATTTGGCGACCGGGCAAATGATTCAATATTCAGCGAAGGCGCGAACGAATCTTGACATGGCATTCAAAACAAAATACGCCAGGACAATTCCGGATTCGGCGCTTCGCAAAGGAATCGACGGATTCTTGTTTTCGCACGTCACAAAGCAAGCGAAGATTGTTAAACGGTTGTTGATATCGAAACCGGCTAAAATGGATTCTTTCGACACCGACGGCGAAAACAATATTTCAATCAAACGAACATCGTTTTATTCAAACATTCGTCATCCTTTTATTCGGACGTCAATAAGACTTGAAGACCTTGATATCACTGATAATATTAAAGATAAATTGAAAGATTTACGAACAAGATAATATAATAAGAGTAAAGTTATGGCATATAGTAACGAATATATTAAGAATCTTGAACTTTGGGCAATCGAGTACATTGAAGAATGTTCATCGCATAAAAAAGAAACGCTTTCAAATAAAGGCGAAATCATTATGGTAATGGATCGCCATATACCAACTATTGATTATTTCTTAAGAATCTGGATTCCAATCATTCGAAAGGAAAAAGGAATTGATCCTTCGACTTGGTATAATTGGTTGCAATCTGAAGACAAACTTAAATTCGAGACTATAAAAAAGATAGACGACCTTTTCAAGGGACTTGCTCAAGACATCGTCGCCAATGAAGGCAAGGGAATATTCTATGCAAAGAACCGCCTTGGCATGCACGACCGCCAACAAATCGAAACGCGCACGGTTGACAAGTTCGACTTTGAATGACGTTGATAAAAGGTTATAAACCGCACGACAACCAGCGCGCAATTCATTCCGCCATTAATTCGGGAACGGAAAAGTATTTCGCTTTGAACATCGGACGCCAGTTCGGAAAGACTTTGCTTGGCATCAACCAATTATTGTATTGGTCAATCAATGATCCAGGTTGCAAAATTGCATGGATCACGCCAGTATATAAGCAAGGGAAAAAAGTATTCGCCGAATTGGAAAAGGCGGTGGCGAAGTCCGGATTGTTCGAGTTCAACAAATCGGATCTTCGGATCACGGGGTTCGGTTCATCCATTGAATTCTTTTCCGGTGAACGGCCGGATAACATTCGCGGAAATACATTCGACTACATGGTCGTTGATGAAATGGCGTTCACGCGTCCGGAACTTTGGGACGAAGTATTATCGGCGACGGTAATGGTCAAGGGAAAAAAGATAATCTTTATTTCAACGCCGAAGGGAAAGAATCACTTTCACCGGTTGTGCATGCAACCGAATTACGATGAAAGATATCGTTACATCCATTACACAAGCTACGACAATCCAATGATTGACGCCAGGGAATTGGACGAGCGCAAACGTTCTTTGCCGGATCACATCTTTCGTCAAGAATACATGGCCGAATTTATTGACAATGCATCCGGGTTGTTTCGGAATGTCAAGGATTGCATCGGAACGGCGAACAAGACCAATCGCAACTATGCCGGCCTTGATATCGGACGCGCGGACGATTACACGGTTCTAACTATCTTGAATGACAAAGGACAAATGATTCACGTTCAAAGGTGGCGTCACGATGAATGGTCAAAGATAATCGATAAGGTTGCCGAAGTCATCCGTCAATATCAAGCGGTGACATTGGTCGAAGTCAACAATCAAGGTGACGTCTTCTTTGAAATGCTGCGGTCGTCTTGTCGCAACCTGGTCAATCCATTTACAACCACATCGAAATCGAAACCGGTAATTATTGAAGACCTGGCGATGAGCTTCGAACAAAAGTCAATTTCGATAATTAATGAAACATGGTTGGTTGATGAATTGGAAAGTTTTACTTACATTTACAACGTGAACACCAGGAACGTTCAATATAGCGCACCGAGCGGAATGCATGACGACGGCGTGATATCGTTGGCGCTTGCCGTTCATTGCTTGAAGAACTACAAAAGAAAAGGAATTTACCATGCAATCCGGACTTAACTACAAGCGAATGGTTGTTCAACAATTCATCAAGGATAAGACCGGACGAAATGTATTAATAGTATTTAACAAACCGAATGAAATGCAACGACATATTTTTATGTTGGAACATGCTTACCAAATCGCAAAGGAACACAATGATAAAATTAAATCTACCAAAAACAATTAACGATTGCCGGCCGGATCAATTGACCAAATGGATCATGCTTGCCGATGCAATGAAGGAACGCCAGGACGATGAATGGTTGGGAATGATTGAATTCCAATGTCAACTTCTTTCAATCTTTTCAGGCGTTTCGATTAGCAAAATCAAACAAGGAAACATCGACGATGTCAAAGAAGCTTCAAGTCAATTGTTCAACATGTTGTCGGAATACAAATCGGACGAACCGATTGGAATGGTTGAAATCGAAGGAAAGAAATTCGTTTTTCAAAAGGACTTCCGATATATTACGACCGGTCAAATTATTGACTTGAAATTGATTGAAGACATTGCAACCGATCCATGCAAGGCGGTCGCGATTTGTTATATCGAAAGCGGAATGGATTATTGTCACGAAGATTCGAAAGGTCGAATCACGAATCCGACGGATGTCCGATATAAATTATTCAAGGAACATTTTCCAGGCGATGAATTCTTAAATTTCTTCGGTTTTTTTTTGCGCGAATACGAGACGCGGAGTCACGCTATATCGGCGATTCAACAACTGAGGACGATGTTGACGACGAAAGAAATGATTCAAGAATCCGAGATTCAAGCTGGTTTATATGGACGACTATTCTCCATCGATTATCAAAAGAAATGGGACAAGATGTGGAAAAGATTACGGCGCAACCTTACGTGAAATCTTTATTCTGGATGAATTACTTTAAAATAGTTGACGAACAAAAAAGCATATTAAAATAATGGCCGGTGAATTTGATTTTCTTGAAGGGTTCGGAATATCTTCGACCGATGTCGCGCAACCTTCAAATGTTTATGAACAATTTCTTTTGACGGTTGGCAACCAGGTGACAAAAGACTTGTCCGACTATATTAAATCGAATGCAAATAATACGGGCGGATTGGCCGCTTCGGTTGTTTACTTTCCGACGGGCGCATTGTCTTTCGAGATTCAAGCGGATGACTATTTTAAATTTCAAGATCAAGGCGTCAATTCGGTTGGTTCGAATAATCACGGCAGCGAATTTAGTTTTCGTTATCCTGGCGTTTCACCAAGAATGGCAACGGCTATTCAACAAGCTTACGGCGTCACATCGTCGCATGCTTATGCGATATCGTCAAAAATAAAAGAACACGGTATTCGACCAAAGAAAATAATTGAAACAGTTTTGAACGAAGAAGTTCTTGACCGCATCGCAAATGATTTGGCCGAAGTGACCGGTTTGATTTTTAGTATTAAATTTGACAAAGCAACAACACAAAAATAAATGGCAATAACAATCCAACAACAACCGCAACTTTTTTCAACGGCCGGCAATCCAATCGTTTGGACTTTCGAATCGGATCAAACCGCGCAACCGAATTTTTGTTTCATCGTTGAACTTTACCTTTTCGGAAGTTTATATTCAACACATCAAGTCTTTCCACAATTCGGAATCTTGTCAAGGTTCAACGCGTCCGAAGCTTTGAAATCTTTCTTGTCTTCGCCATTGATTGTCAACGGAACATTGACGACCGATTACAATACCGCGATTACGAATGCTTGGATTGTCGTTTCGGAAAAGTACGGAACACCGCCGGTCATTGGCGCATCGGCCACAACGGCAACGATGAAACCTTTCAACGGCGCTTTGCGACATCCGGAATTCATCAATTGGAATTATCAAGACTATAATGTCGACACCAACAATCCATTAACACCAGGCGTTAAATTCTTGACATCATGGCCACGAACGCGAAAGTATTTTTGTGGATTGAATGAAAATATATTCCTTGGATTCATTTCAAACGATACGGCATTTAATGTTCGCTTTCGATTAAAGAATTCGGCCGGCGGAATAATTGCAAACGTTGTGACTTCATTGACCTTGAATGATTTGACGGTTGTTGATTGCAGTCCGGCAACGATTATTGCGAACACAACAATCACGGCGGCCAACTTTGCGGCGGCTGCTTATTATGAAGTTATTGCGCGCGCGGCCGGAACTGGATTGTTCAACGGATCTTCGGAAACCTTTCAAATCTACATTGACAACGAATGCCACCGATATCCAACAAGGCGATTGCATTGGTTGAACAAGTTCGGAGTTTGGGACTCGTTTACGTTCACGCTTGTTTCAACCGAATCAACAACGGTTGCCGGTTCAACATACGAACGCGAGTCCGGAATTTGGAGCGGAACGAATTATATATATCCATTATACCAGGGACAAATCACAACGTTTTCAAAACGCGCCGAAGATACAATGATTTTGAATTCGGATTGGATAAGCGAAGAAGTTCAACAATGGTTGGTTCGGGAATTATACGAATCGCCGAATGTTTATCTTGAAGCTTCGACCGGCGCATTCGAACCAGTGAACATAACGAATCAAGGTTACGACTTGAAGCAATCAAGAAAAGACGGGTTGATCAGGGAAACAATCGAAATCAAAAAAACTTATTCTTATAATTCACAACTTAATTAAATGGCCGGCGAATTATACATCAATTCAAGGTTGGTTGATATCGACCAATCGATTCCGTTTCCATTGACGTTCAATATTTCGGACATCAAGGATATTTCATCAAGGAAAGGAAACAAATCGAAAACGATTACTTTACCAGGGACGCGAATTAATCACGAATTAATGGTATCGGTTTTTTTATTAACGGCAACGGAAAAGATTTCAACCACAACATCCGGAATCGTGAACTTCGATCCGTCGATAAAAGCGACTTGTCAATATTACAATAATGGATTGCTTGAATTCAACGGCATCGCGCAATTAATGGAATGCAAGTTGAACAACGGTACTTGGTCTTTCGAAATCACAATGGTATCGGACACGATTGACTACATTGCGCAATTGAAAAAGGTTAAAGTTAATGAACTTGATTATTCGGAATATCAACACAACTTGACATTAGCCGATCAACAAGAAACGTGGAACGGATTCAATCAAATCAACGGCGTTTCGACACCAATAAAAACCGGATCGGATTGGGACGGCATCGGATATTATTACGGCCTTATTGATTACGGATATAATCGACCGACACCGGACACATTTGCCGTTGACAACATACCGGTTCAAACGTTTGTTTATGGCATCTTAAAAAAGATATTTGAATTCGCCGGAATTACTTGGTCATCTAATTTTTTAGAATCACAACGGTTCAAAAGATTGTTGCTTGCATATTACGGCGGCGCATTGCCAACAATAACGGCCGGCGATTCATTAAGCGATTCGGCAACCACAACCGAGAACAACAACGCTGGCGGTTTTATTATGAACGGAACGGCAACGGTTGCGAACGCGCCGGTTGTTTCTTTCCCGGACGCGACAATGCTTGACATTTACGACGCGACAATTGTGACCGATCCTTCGTCACAAATTTTGTCAACAACGCCATTGAAATTCCGGGCGTCTTCGAATGGAATGTTCCAGGTGCAATATTCAGGAACACACGACGTCGCCTTTTCTTTTCCGGCAAGCGGTCAAATGTTTGTTGAATATACTGTTTCATTGATTATCAAGAAAAACAATATCGTTGTTTCAACCGATCCAATTTATAACGGAACATTGAACGGCGTAATCATGCCATTACCGCCAACAACATTTTCTTTCAATTTCAATCGTTCGGTCAATATGTTGATCAACGATGAATTGACTTTTGAAATAATGTTGTCAAGAACAAATTTACAATTGATTATTCCGAATTATGCAAATCATTCGGTTACACAAACCGTGACATCAACCGGCGCAACATTGGACATTATCAAAAGTCAACAAGCATTGACACCAGGATCGGCCGTAACGTTGAATCCATTTTTACCGGACATGACTTGCGATGTTTTTTTGAAGGGAATAATTACGGCCTTCAATTTATATTTGAAACCGGATGCCAACAATCCGACGATTCTTGAAATCGAACCGCTCGCCGATTTTTACAACGGATCGGACAAGGCGCTTGATTGGACGTATCTTGTCGACAAGTCAAAAGAAATCAAGGTCACACCGACAATCAACTTCGCGTCGAAAGATTATAATTTCATGTTTGAAAGCGAGGACGATTATTGGAATACGCAATATGTAAACGGATTCGCGGAACAATACGGATCATTCACTTTGTCGTCACAATCGCAATATGCAACCGACACAACCGACATGAAGCTTCCATTCGGTCAACATCCATTGGCGTTGATTGATTCAACCAATTTAATTGTTCCAAGATTTTACCAGGTGAACTTCGATGAATTTGGGAATGGTCAAATCGTTTTGAAAAAAGGAAAGTCTTTCATCGTTCAACTTGGCGAAGCGCGCGACGGTAATTGGATTCACCGGAACGAAGCCGGATTTGATTTTCCACAATTAAAATATCCATACGTCGGACACCTGGACAACATCGACACGCCAACATTCGATTTCAATTTCGGCGTTCCCGAAGTAGTTTATTATCCGGCGACAATTTACACGTCAAACAATCTTTACCAATATCACGAAAGATTCATCAAAGAAATCGTTTCAAGGTTCGGTAAAATGTTGACATTATACGCGACGATTGATTCCGATATTATCAACAAGTTGGATTTTAGAAACTTAATTAACATCGATGCGGTCGTTTATCGATTGCAAAAAATAAATGATTACGATTCCGGGAAAGGTCAATCGACATTGGTCGAACTGATTCGCATAATAGAAGGGGAAAGCGAAGGCGGTGAAATCGAAACATATTACCGACTAAGCGAAAACGGAATAATACGACGAGAAGAATTTTACAAAAATAAACGAATAACGGAATAATTATGGCTGATGTTAAAATTTCACAATTAACACCAAAGGGATTACCTTTGGATGCAACCGACTTACTTGAAGTATCGGTTTATAATGGATTAACTTATAATTCATTTCATTTAACCGGCGCTGAAATAATTAACGCAAGCGCTTTGACGGTTGGAACAACGCCAATTTCTTCGGGTTCGGTTGGTGGTATATTGTTTCAAGGAACGGGAAACGTGGTTCAAGAAGATACCAATTTCATTTGGGACAATACGAACAAACGACTTGGACTTGGAGCAACGCCGTCAACAAGCGTTAGACTTGACGTAAGGGCGCAAGGCGCGTTGAGTACGGACATAGCATTGCGCGTTCGTAATAGTGCTAACACGGCGGATATTTTAAACGTAAACGGCAAAGGTCAAGTTTGGGCAAATGGAACGGGTGCAATCGCAAGCAATACCGCGTTCGGTGAAATGACCTTGAATTCATTAACAACGGCAACGGGAAATACCGCTTTTGGTTTTAGTGCTATAAAAGCAAATTTAACGGGAACTGGTTTAACCGCTTTTGGAAACAACGCTTTGTTAGCATCAACGGGCGCGGGAAATACGGCGGTTGGAAACGGAGCGGGACAAAGTAATGTTGGCGGAACAAACAATACTTATTTGGGATATTCGGCCGGGCAAAACGGAACAACGGCGGTTGGTAGTGTGTTCATCGGTTATGCGGCGGGGCAAAGTTCGAATGCACAATACGGAGTTTTTATTGGGCAAAGTGCAAGTACAACGGGCGGAAATGGAACGGTTGCAATTGGTTATTCTGCGGGCGCTGGAACGGGAACATATAACATATCAATTGGGCAAAGTGCTGGATTTGGAATGACAATTGGTGGAAATAACATTCATATCGGATATAGAACCGTTGCAAGTGGAATAACAACTGGAACAAATAATACAATAATTGGTGGCAATAGTGTTGTCGGCGCGGTTTCAAATAACGTGGCTATTTCGGACGGAGCTGGAAACAAAGTTCTTTGGTTCAATTCAGTTAACGCGCTTGTTTCGGATTTAAAAATTGACACCGTAACGGGAATAAAAATCGGAACGGCAACCGCTCAAAAAATAGCATTTTGGAACGCGACGCCAATTGTTCAACCAACAACGGCAACAACGCCAGCAACGGTTGTAAGTGGAGCGGGCGGAAATGTAAAACATGACGATACATTTGACGGATATACATTGGAAAAAGTAGTAAGGGCATTAAGAAATACGGGAATTTTAGCATAAACAATTTAAAAAACAAATCATGAGCATCACAATCAAATCAACGGAACAAAAAACAATAATGATTTCGGGAACTGAAATTTCTTTAAACGAAGTTTATGGACGTTTGGAATTCGTCGGACGCGCAAACGGCACAACCTTAGAAATTGCAACATCAACCTTTGTAAGTAGAAATACTTACGAAGAAGGGAAACCGCTATTTACCGATATTCCGTCCGGGAACATTAACGCCAGTTTAGAAATTGACGAGGAACAAAGCTTGGAAACCGCGCATAAATACGCAAAGATAGCATACGAGCAACTTGGATATGAAGTTTTAATCAATATATAATATGGCTACCAAAGAAGCGGTTTTTTCGCTACGCGTTGACACCGGAAATTCGGTTCAAGATATTCAAAACGCTGATCAAGCGGTCAAGAATTTTAATAAAGACCTGAAAGAAACGCAAACAATCGCATCAAGTGGAACGGGAATTGACGCGTTCCAACAAAACTTGGACGAATTGAATGCACGCGTCGAAGGCGGTGGTTTAACAATGCGCGACATGACACGCGCAATGAAGGAATATCAAACAATTGCAGCGCAAGCCGGAATGGAAAGTCCGGTCGGACAACAAGCGATTCAAGCGGCCGCGCAATTGAAGGATGAAATTGGCGATTTGAAAAACGCGACAACGGCATTGTCTTCGGACTTTGTTGGACTCGATACGGCAATGGCCGGAATCGAAACCGGCGCGGCGGTATTCCAGGGCGTTCAATCGGCGGTTGCATTGACCGGAATGGAAAACGAAAAGTTGATGCAAACAATGGTAAAATTGCAAGCGGTTCAAGGAATCGTTAATGCCGTTAACACCGTTGCGAATAAATTGAACAAAGATGCAATTCTTGGAATTCAAGTTCGAAATGTAATTACAAAATTATCCAATTTTATTGCAACGGGATCGGCAACAACAACCGCCGCGCAAGCGGCCGCATCGGCTGCATTGGCAACAACACAAACCGGCGTTGCCGTTTCAACCGGCGTTGCATCCGGAGCGATGAAAGCTTTTCGAGTTGCATTAATATCAACCGGAATTGGCGCGGTTGTAGTTTTGGCCGGAGCGTTGATTGCAGCGTTTCAAGCTGCGGGAGCGGAAGCCGAAGCCGCCGCGTATAAAATCGGCGAAATGGAAAAAAGTCTTGAAGGTTTGGCCGAAGCGCATAAATTCGAAGCCGATCTTGGTGACACGTTTGGTGAACGAGTAATGCTTCAAGCAAAATTAAGGGGTGCATCCAGTCGCGAATTATTGAAGATTGAAAAGGACAACATGAGATCAAGCATGAATCAACGGCTTGCACAATTACATGAAATTAAACAAACGAATGCGAAAATAATTGCCAATGAATTTGCAACCG